GGGGTAATGGAACTCTACCATATGCATCAATCAAAGGCTTAATAGTGGCCCCGTCTATGACTTCCAATGAATACAACTTTCCACCGCGAGTACGCCGCTTATAAATTGTCCCTGCATCAATCGGCAACACATCATTTAAGTACAATTTCAACCAGTCAGAAAATAAATGGACTTTATCTGGCCTATAAAGAAACGCTTTTACAGTGTCAATGTCTTTACTATGATCGCTTTTGTCCTCTTTTTTTGTAGGAACAATATCCCACTCATCGCCCGTTACCTGGTCAATCATCATTTTAATACAAATACCTGTAATATCATGCGAATCTGCTAATGCTCTAAGAACTTGGAAAGGTGTCATTCGAGGATCTTCCATCCGCGGATTTATTACTAAGTTACGACCTACCTTATATTGATTTTGAAAAGGGGCCTGTCCTTGGTTTTGTGGCTGAAGCGGATTACCAGGAGACCATGTACCACCTTCGTTGTAAACGCTTTTATCTCCGAATCCTGGTTGATTAGATTGTCTTGCCTGATTAGTTATGGCTTGGGCTTCATTAACCATGCTAGTTTTTACTGATGGAGGCGATTTCTTGGATAATATTGAAAATGCTTTTTTCAGTGACATAATTGCCTCCTTACAGTCTTAATATGTGATGTGCAAACCCATTGCTTAATAATGCGATAAAAACACAAAGAGAAAACACAGTAATAGCACCGCCAATATAGATTGAGTAATATACAGTCTTGGAATTTTCTTTAATCAGTTGCAAGTCTTCAAAGTTGTTGTGTATTGCACATCCAGCGCAATATATACAAAAACAGATATAAAAAATAGACGCTAATGTCATTGCGCCCAGTAATGTTGGAATTATTTCATTTTCCATTTTTAAAACTCACGCCCTTTTATCTCGTTCTTCTTTTTGTCTACGCATAAATTCAAGTAAACCTTGATAATCGCCACCTTGTATCTGCTCCCCAAATCCAGTAAGAGCATCAGCAGCATCATCATGTTTATTCTTGCCTTCTTTTTGGTAGTTAGTGATAGCTATGTAAAATTCAGGCCAGCGTTCTTTCCAATTAGTAGGGAAGTAAACGTGCTGCATGATAAAAGTGGCACCAGTAAGAATGCGTGATTGTTTGTTTTTCGATTGATGGAACCATCTAACGCCCACATGCCTAGTTTTATGTTTATCCCATATGATTTTTTCGACACTTCTAGCAAAGCCACGGCCGCCATTATTCGATTCAAACACGCCATCAGTTACGCCGTTTCTAACCAACATATCTGCCGTCTCAGGCTCAGTGATTTCCATACCGTCTTTCGTGAGCTGAATATCTGTTACATAACCCTCGCCTTTATATACATGCCCTGCAATCGTACACAGATAATCATTGCCAGTGTCCGCAGTGTCAGTGTAGGACAAAACACGTTCAGTGATTAATCTACCTTCTTCGTCATGTGGTAAATCAGTATAAGTTAAAATTTGTTGGTATAGCTTGCCTTGAATATCTACAGGTGTTTGATGGTAATTCGCCATAAATATAGCTTCATCCATATTTACTTTTAAACTTTTATACTTTTTCTCGCTTAAGACAGACGGACATAACATTTCACCATCAATACTGCATGCTTCCATACTCAATATAATCCACTCATGTTTTTCTGGTCCTGACAATATGCGCCCGCAAATATCTTTCTTAGCCCAGCGAGTCATATTAACAATTTCAATACCACCCTCACCTTCGTCTTCAAGACGGGATAAAAACGTGCCAGTGTACCATTGCCACTGTTTGTCTAAATTCGCCTCATTAAATGCTTCTTCGGCATTCTTGATAGGATCATCAACAATCGTTACATTGCCGCCCTTACCAGTAATGCTCCCCTGAATACCAGCACCTTTATAATTAAAGAACTGTCCTTCAAGGCTCCATTGCATAAATGACGCATTGCCTTTGGAAATTTTACTATTAGGAAATATATCACTATAAACAATTTGTATTGGTAGATTTTTCTGGACCATAATACCATCGCGAGTATATCTTGAAAAATCTCCTGCAAGGTCATCATTATACGAACATGTGATAATACGGTTTTTAATACTTTTACCTAAAATCCATTCACAAAACATAATCAGTGTTCTTGATTTACCAGACCGAGGAGGGATATTTTCCATTATTTTTGTATAAACTTTATCATCCTCTAACCTGTCCCAATCGACTGACAGCGTGTACCATTGCGGGGCTATCGTGTCGCATAAGTAGCGAAAATACTTACCTGTTAGCCTGCGATCATATAATGCTTGCAATGTTTCGCATATTAATTTCAGGTGCCAACGATCACCCTTATAAAATTCAGGGGCCAATAAACAGCAAAACATCCAAAACGAGTCCTGGGCATTGCGGATGTTTAGTTCTCGCTGGTAGACTAGTTGCTGTTGCGGGGTTAGCGCCATTTATAGACCTCCTTTGTGGCATAAGAAAACACTCACTAATTAGCGAGTGCTAAATTTTCCTTCACGCGTAGGATTTTTTATAATTTCTCGAATGGTAGGGGCACGCCAACGGCCCATAATTTTCGGTTTAAAAAAGGCGGGGGTGGATGTTATAAGCAATTACCATCTAGCTGTCAAACATACTATTTTACTGCGTTTCTAACTAACGATAATAGAAACATATCAATAGTTAGAGTGTACTTCAACTATCACTCTTCACTTGTTATATCAATAGTATTTAAAGCCAACTCAGCAATCTTCTGTTGCTTTTCCAGCTCAATCCTAATCTCTTCAGTTGATAATTTGGTAACATCAAAACTGTTATTAATATTAATCTCTTTACGATCAATAAACATGCCAATATGCTTGCCTGCAAGTTCTAATGACTTATTCTTGTCGTAGAATCTAACTTCGCGCTCTACTGTAGTGCCAGCCTTACCATGCGTAGTTTTAACCTTTATAGATTGTATAGCCGCTAGATCATCCTCGCTTGCTGTGTCAAGTATACTACCATCACTTGCTATCACTCTTGCAGGGTTAGCAAACGATATTCTAGCTAGTTCTCTTATTACTCGATCCTCATTAACGCCTGTTCTGCTTGATGCTTCTGCTAGTCTGCGATCAACGTATGCACGTATGCTAGAGTTGGCTAGAAGCTCCGTTCCTTGTTCTCTAGCACTACCAGGACTATAACCTGCCCTAATAGATGCTTGCGTAGCATTAAGATCAACCATATATTCATCTATAAATCTCTTCTGCCTACCATTAAGTTGTTCATAAGGCGTAATCCCATCATTCCCCATAATAACTGGTAAATCACTCTCTTTAATATCACTCAATACGACAGGCTCAACCACTGTCTTTAGTTTAGTATCTATAATTCCATTGCCTTTACCGCCTGCCACACTATCACCTCAATTATTCTTTATTAAAACAATCACTACACTGTCCATTACTAAAATGGCAACAATCACATATAATTGCTCCGCATGTTTTGCATTTAAACATATTAATATTTAAATCTTCAGTTTTGCAAATTGGACATTCGACCTATTTTTCATCCATCGAAAATTACCCCTTATCAACTTTACTGCCCTTCTTAATTAGCAAATCAGATATAAAATATCCTTCATCATTGCCAATTAAAAGTTCATGTTGTCTTAAATCTTTTATAACCCTGTCAAGTTTACGCTTGCCGAAGTTAAACATCTTTTGTAAGTCAGCATACATCAATTGTTTCTTGCTGCGCTTATGTATTAATCTCCCTGTTCCCCATTCGACATTATTGCCAAGACAAACTAAAAAGCCGATCAATTCCTCGATGTTGTCAATTCCTTGACTTCTTAGCTTTTCAACCTCTTGCAGCATAAGCATGATGTAAGGTTTTTTCCCTCCCATGCTTTTAGGTGCGCTTTTCTTTTTAACGCCTGATGGGTTTTTCCAGAAGCTATAAACTTCTTCACCATCGATTGACACATGTATGTATTCCATTCCCGCTGACGTTACCTCTTTAGATATCACAGCATCAACTTTAACAGCTTTTATACTGCCATTTTGAAACTCTAACCACTGATTCAATATCACCACCAACTTGGTCTATGTTAACGCTTTATAATACACCTACATACCTAAATCCTTATAAACCCTTGTGGCATATAGGATTAATCCTGTTTCATCAAGGTGCTGTTGGGATTTATTTACAACTTACTTAATTCAGCTTCTTCCCAACCCAATTAACCACCAAAATCCCAACCATACACCATAAAAATCCCAACTAAAAATACCTCATAATCCTCTTTAACTCATAAACCTCAAAACTAAACCAAATATGATTACCTATTGAAAACTCAAATTTAAACCCATTCCAGACACAATATCCAAAGATAACGGCATAAATAAAATACAAATAATGCTCTTTAATAAATTCCATCATCTCTTAACCTCACCATGTACGACACTAGTACTGTTATTTGTACCATGTATCTTACAATCATTATACCTATCCGAATGATGGCAACACATTTCACATGCCGTCAACACTCGCTTGAACTGTATAATTATTGCCCTCTTTGTAAAATCACGACATCTAGGCACGTTTTCACATCCTTGTTTAAATTCATATTGCTGACAATTACCAATACAGGAAGGAGACAAACCATATTAGTAATTATCAGCGTATAAATTCAAAGTGTCACAGCCCCCACCAGCCGTAACGATTCGTTGGCAACCATACGCCAAGTCGCGACACTCACCAACTCCCACTACGTATAAAAAAAGACCACCATCTCTGGCAGTCATAGTAAAATTGTGTGCTTTTTACAATCATTAGTATATAGTGTTTTGTCTACGTTTCACGCCAATATCAGGTCTTTTTCAGTCCCTTTTGAAGTCATACTCAATATTTCATTGATAATGTTAAGCGATTCTCTTCTGATTCTCTTGAATTGCTTATCGCTGATAGCCATTTCAGATTGCACCTCATAACGCCGATCTTTCTTGTAGTAATAATATTTAACTAATGTTTGACCTTCACTTGGTAACGCTTCAAATGCAATCTCTATACTTCTAACCTGTCCTACTGTCTGCTTTACCTTAGCCTGTAAATATTCACGATTTACAGCGTTTTTAATGCCGTAAGATTCAGTCTGCCGACTAATACCTCCTATTGGTTTTGGCTGTCCATCATTGCCACAGCACACGCAACTAGGAAACAAGCCGAATAATTCCTCTCTAACAATATCGCTCTGGCCTTTAAGTCTAGGATAGCTACGCAAGATATTTTCGATCTCATTATCACTAAAATATTTAGTCATGTATACCTCCAACCAATTTAATCAACCAAATCTTTTTTCTTTAAATATTTCATCAATATCAAAAACGGAATAGTTACAATCCAAGAAAACAAAATTGCTAATGGCATTGCTATATACAATTCAGTCATTACATAACCCCCAATTATTAATTTACGCCCGTCCAATCCAATAAATCAGGCTTCCTAGCCACTTTCCCCTTAAACTCACTACACTCAGTCACCCGCTGATTAGCAAATCCCTACCAAGCAACTAACCTTTCGCCCATCAATCCGCTGTTTTAGATTATTACATTTGTCGCACATGCTCATTGACCAACCACCCTGACTGGAATACCACAATCAACAGCACAAACCAACTCTGCCACACATCCTTTAGAATTTTTCCAATCTCCATGTAACCTATGGTCACCTATTTACAATAGAGGCATCTACTATCCCAACATCGTGCCCTCATTGCGTTGACACTCCCCATGGATGAATCCAGGGGAGTGTCAAGTATCTCGTAGACATATAATCTTCAAAACTACAACACTTTCTAAGTGGAGGTATGGAATTGCTCCACCTTTGCAGATGCTTTATTTCCATAGGAGCATTTAATTTGTCATAAATCATAACGTATGAATTAACACCTAAATCAGTAAGTATTTTAATCCTATCCATATCTTGCTTAAAAGTCGTATCATAGTTAGTAAGCACGAAGAACGTTAACCTATCAGGATGTATGCCAGCAGTACAAAGATGTTCAATACCTTTTACAACTTCTTTAGTAATATTCAAACCGTCATAAGCAAAATGCAATCTTTTTTCATGTCTCATAGCCGCTAATAACTCAGCATTGCGTTTAGTCATCAGCCTTATATCATTACCTTGTGTAAAATTAACTTTTATTTTCATGTCAATGATTTGATGGGCGACCTGCTCCCACATTGGTGACGCCATTGCGTTGTTATCTAACAGTGTTAATCTGTTACTTAAAGGGTTTAATAAGTCGACGGGCATATTCACATGATGTATTAAACCTTCTTTTTCTGGAACCACACAAAACGAGCATTTTCGAATGCAACCTCTACTAGTGAACCCTATCCCATAATCGATGCCGTAAAGTTCAAAATCGGGCTTCATTTCCTCAATTTCTGATGGTAAACGCGTAGTTAAGTCCCACCCAGTTCCACCAACATCTGCACCTAGTTTTTTATAGTATTCAGCTTGTCCTCGATTGTCGGTAAAAACTACAGAAGCATAAACCTTATCAACTTCACCTATAAACAAATTATCATATTGATAAGGGAAAATAACTTCGTGTCCCTGTTCTTTATGCCATGCTGATATTTTCATTAATGCTAAGTTTGGCAGTTTGCCATCAACTTGAATTAATCCTATTTTTATAATATTATTCATAAATACCTCCTGCATAAATATCCACTAAAATAAATTTTTATACATTAACATAAATTTTTTATTAATCACAGTAAATATAAGCTATTTTAAGGTTATCCCACCATGGATTTCATAGAGCTTTTTAAATTTATCTTGTTGTTCTCTACCGCTTACTATCTTGCTTGGATCTGCCGTTTCTTTTTCCGGTATCCATTTTTCAAAATTATTACACTCAATCCCCATTAAATTGCATTGGAGACTACCATCATCATTATTTTTACAAGTTTCGCATTTCTTTTCGATTTCTTCCGTCTGATTGATTGGTTGCCAATACTTATGGGTAATATCACAATCGTATGAGCAATAACCTTCTGTACCTCTTGGTTGTCCGCAAGTCTCGCAACTCTTTTCATCTTCCACAACTTCGGCATCATCTTTTTTTACTAAAATGATGCCTATTTTACTTTGTATATGATAATAACTTTTATCATCATTAAAATTTTCAAATATTTTACCAACGAGCATTGGATCACCTTTTATAATCTTAACCTTCATCATCAACCACCTCCGCTTCATTTTTTCCAATCGCCAACATATGCCCATATTCTCCGACAACATAAAATCTATCAGTCTGGCTAGCAACTTCATAAATTTCGCCAGTTTCTAAGAATTTAACTTTCATGCTCAACACTCTCCCTTGAATTGTTTCATTGCCTTGCACCAACAAATTTCACATTGTCCTGACACACAACTAATATCTTTAAACACATTTTCAAGACCAATATCGTTCGGGCATAAACCATTAGTTATATTTTCCCAAAGTGAAAGGTGATCATCAGATATAATCCATAGCGCGTCAACTACTTTTTGATGGCGTTCGTTTTTCATTTCAACACTCCTCAACAATCATTATTACAAAACAATAATTCTCCATTTTAAGGCGTACAAGCCATCAACCCATACATTACCCTTCGGATGTTATTAACTTCGCTTGTACGCCTAATTATGCTAATTTAAATAGCCTTTATTTCTTACCACTCAACACTGGATACACTGTAACCTCAACATGTTCATTATTTTTAGTCAGTGCCGTGAATCTAGCACCATTTATCTTTACCACCTGTTTGTCATCAACCCACGCAATTTTATTTAAAGAATCACAAGTTCCTTTTATTAAATTATCAAGGTCGATTAATCTGCCACCAAATAAGTAATAATCAACTTTTATTCCTACATCGCCCTGCAACGGCTCCGAAAAGCATTTATTAGCCTTATAACCTACCAACTCTTTGTAAGCCAAATACTTCTGCGCTTGCGGATCGGTGAATTTTGTTCTTTGTGTCATTCTTACTGCGCCCATTGGTCTGCCCTGCACTGTAAATTTAATCATCATCACTAACCTCCACTACCCCTAAAGCGGCATCTAGTTTATATGCGATAACATTCCACTCGGTATAAAGATTTTCATCTTGGGGAATAACATGTTTATGTACATCCCCACGGATTAGTGTTATTTCACGCTCTGTTAGATCAACTAGCATCGTTGCCACCATCCTCCCTCTCTCTATACCAATCCGACACACCGGTTTCAAACGTCTCACACTTACCATTCCCGTCAATCACCATGCGTTTTTCAGTCATGTTTTTGGTGCAACAATCTTCCCAGTAAAACTTGCACTTACCATTCATACACATCAAGTTAATTGCCATCGTTTTTACCTCCATACGTCAATTCTAAGCCCCAACCCATACATTCATACTCTTGTACCATTTAAAACTCACCTAGCCCCAATTCTGCTAACCTCATACGATTTTAATATACTATATTACATACCATTTAATATTTGAAAATAATTATTGTTTGCGAGTGGGTGTGAGATTGCCTAAAAAGGTACTTATCGTTTCTTATTTTCTATTTATTGAATCTTCACAGCTAAATCCATTAGGATAACGCTTATTCAACTTTTCAATGTTATAATCCATGATGCCTTGCAATGTCATATGGTTTTCTGTGGCTATTCCGGCTACATACCACAATACATCGCCTAGCTCTTTGGATAATTCATCAACATCTAATCCATGTCCGTGATAAACATGTTTCTTTAGCAAGTCGACAACCTCACCAGCTTCACCAGCTAAACCCATTGATAGCATTGATATTTTTTCTTTGTATGTCATTTCACATTTAAGCGTTCTGCTTGCCAATTTTTGATAATTGTTTGCGTTGGATTCATTTTTGCGCAATTGTTTTAACTCAAGTAACAAATCCCTAAACAATCTATTTCCGTTACTTTCATCCATTGTCACGCATACCGACATATTCATTCTAAAACTGAAATGTTCAATTGCTTTGTCTAGTTCATTTTCATTATTTTGCATTTTCATCATCCTTTTTGAGTGCTTCTCTAGCGATATCTCCCTCGTTATCGTATGTATAACTTTTTCCATCCCAACGCATGTTTTGCCCATCCTTGCTTGATTTTTCAATTGGCGTACGATGGAGATTCAATATTCTTTCTAACGCCTCCCGCAAGACTCGCTCCTTGTCCTGTATTTGTTTTAATTCAATCACTAAACGCTCAACATCTAAAAAAGATCCACACCTTTGACATTTTTTATTTTCTTCTTGCACCTGTTGAAGCTCCTCCCTCAACTCTTTAACCGTCATACAGCTATCTTGTGGGCAATACTGGTTAGGTTGGTTTTCTGGGTCTGACATGATTTGTTTAAGTGATAAATAATCTTGTCCTTTTTTAGTATCCATCGCCACTGTCTCCCAAAGATCCGCTGGTAGTGGCGACCAATGAGTATATAAATTTTCATCAAAATTACAATCTATACAAGATCCAACATCCGGTGCTTCACATATGGGCAATTGCCACAACAAAACATCACCATGATCTTCATGTAAGTCTTCAATTGGTCTAAGGGTACTAACAGATTTACCTATCTCAGCATACTTTTCTTGCTGTTCTAATTGCGCTTTGAGAGAATTATTTTCTATTTCAACTAGTTCTACGGCATCAGCTAATTTATAACCGTTTTTCACATATTCATCGGTTATATTTGCAAACTCTGTATTTTTAGTTTGCTGTTCGATTATTATTTTTGTTTGCTGTTCTAACAATGCAATCAAAGAATCACTATTTAGCTGAATAATTCCTTCATGATCTACGACGATACAACCACCATAGGTTTTTAATAATTCCGCTGCCTGTTTTACGTTCATCATCATTTCTCCTTTTTAAATCGTATTTACAGTTATTTGGGGTGGAACTGTAGGTGTGATTGGGGTTTTTACTGATAGCCATATTCGACCTGCGCTATCATTCCATGATTCAACGTTCCTACTGACACGATTCCTAACCTCTGGAATTCGCGTTCAACCAATTCTTTATCAGCAATTATCTTTAGTTCACCGTAATGGCTAACTATCTTTGATGGTGGGTTATGCTTGTAATATTTAAGATCGGCTATTGTAAATACCTTGCGCTGCTCAGGTACTTTAGTTATAGGGACCGTTTTAGTGTGAGATTTTTGAGCATGTCTGATATGTGGTTTCAGCCCACGGGCAATTCGCCATGAGGTATAGGCGTGTGATGATATTTCTAATACCTCACCTGCTTCAATATCAGTCAATCCTTTGTTATATAGCTCCATCCTGCGTTCGTGTTCAATCTCTGGTAAACATCTGCTATTAGTAACAATCTCGCCATTCATGCGCTTTTCAAGCCTAATTGCCGTGTCATGCCGTTTAAAGAATCCATTGATTGCTTGAAAACTCTTTCCTAATTTATTTACAATTTCTTGGTATGTATACTTTTCTTGCCTCATTTGTAAGGCTAGTTCTTTTTCAGTGTCTTGCCATTCAGTCCATTTCTTGCCCATATTTACTCTCCCTTCTGGCATCTCGCCATCTCTTCTTTTATGTTTTAATCTTCTTCCGAAACAATATCATCACGAACCATAAGCAATAAATCTACAATCTTACGTATTCTTTCAGCTTTTTCATTTTTCCCATTGTGATAGGATTTATGGCAGCAAGGGCATAGCCACAATACTTTTAACTTTTCAAGATAATTATTATGATGCGCTTCTACTCTTCCATTGCTACCACATATTTGACAGGTGTTAGATCTAACCATTATCCCGTTCTTTATTGCCCTAGTTATCGCATTATGGCAAGCTTGGTACCCTTCAACTTCATGTCTTCGCTTATTACTGATTGCGATTGATTTCGCTTTTCGTTGTGGTGTTTTACTTCTTTCGCGATCGTATTCCCTAATTTCTTTAATATTTTCTTCCCGATGATTGCTAACTCTTGATTTTACACATTCTTTGCATTTATTTAGATGGCCATCACCCATTTCCTTATGCTTATAATAATTTTCAATCGGTAAATCTTCGCCACATTCACGACAAATTTTAGTTTTCATCTTTTTATCTTTCGCCTGTTTAGTACCCTCCATGACTAGGCGCATCATAGAGGTTTAGTTAAAAGGAATTTCTTCTTCAGGGAAAACTTCCGTGCCAAAACTAGATACATCATAACCGCCTGCCATATTCTTACCCGGTGCATCAGCTTTAGGAGTTGTTTGTTGTCCGTCTTTTTTAGTGTCCAAAAACTCGATGTTCTGGGCTATAATTTCAGCAGCACGCCGCTTCTGACCATCTTTATCTTCATAATCACGAATTTGCAATCTACCTTCGACTAGTACCCTGCGCCCCTTAGTAAGATTATTTCCGCAGACTTCAGCCAGCTTGTCCCATACGACTACAGGGATAAAATCTGCACGTTTGTTGTCACCAAACCCACTGTCTACTGCTACACTGAATGATGCTACCGCTTTTCCTGCTTGGGTGTATCTTACTTCTGGATCACGGGTTAATCTGCCGACTACAATTACTTTATTCATATTATCTACCGCCCTTTTATCTAATTATTTTTATGGCATTGTGCCATCTCTTTACTTACATATCCCGTCTTGCTGTTCATCCAGTGTTTTGTGGTCCATCCCTGCGTAACACATTGATTTCTGCCCATCCTGCAAGCACTGCACCGTTCCATTGCTTCCATACCCTCAATTAGTTCTGAATAGTTTTTTCTGACCATTTCAGCGCTTATGTCAGGGAAATGCACTCTAGCGTACTGGTGAAGTTTGGTTATATCTACGCTTGCCATATATTCAGCTGCTCTGCCATCGTGGACAAACTTCAATGCTCTTGCTGATATCTCGTAATCTCTTTTCACATCCCATGGTAGTTGTTTAGGCTTGGTTTGTTCCTCATATGCCAAATCCTTAATAGCATCTTTTATGTCAGATACAGTAGGAAACTTCTTGCAAAAACTAATACATAATCTTACTGCGGTTTCCATTAGATCATCTTGATATTTTTGAAACTCACCCATCCAAAGAACACCTTTAGCTTTTATGTCTTCACCGTAGTTGGGGTAGTTCGCAGAACACATCATCAGAAGTTTTTTGCACATTACACCTGTCATAGTCTTCCATCATCCTTCCGAACTCGTCCAATTGCTGTTCTCTTTTTGACATTTTAGGTTTGTTGGTAAATAAATCCGTCTGCGCTTCTTCGACTACATCCGTCCACCGTTCGCCATTTAACCATGTTGCAGGATATGGTATAAACTGACCACCATTTTTTACCCAATCAACACATTTTATTGATCTCTGTAATCCGTCCATAATAGCGATCAACAAATCATCAGTAAGTTTGATTTTATTCCACGCTTTTAGTGCATCATTTTTTGATTTCTTTTTAGGGTAAGCTGACCAAAAAGATTCAAATTCAGAAGTATATATATTAGTCTTTACCGTCTTTACCGTCTTAGCTTTCTTATTACCTTCTTTATTAGTGGTTAGATGCTGGTTAGATGCTGGTTGATTGCTGGTTAGATGCTGGTTATCAGGTGGTTGATGTGCTGGTTCGCCTACATCATCAACCCCTTGTTCTTCGTGGGTTTGTTGCTGGTTAGTCTGCTGGTTGAAATTTTCGTAGTTTACAATTAAAAATATTGTAAACTTAGAAGTTGTTGAGAGGTTAACAATCATTTCTTCTCTTAATAGCTTCTTTATTAAGGTTCTAAGTTTCTGTTCGCTGACCCCTGTATCCTCATTCCACTTCTTTCTGCCGAACAAAAATTCGCCCCGATTTAAGGTGTAATTTACGTTTTGATATAGTCCTTTTTTAGGTTCCGCTAGATATCTCGCTCGAGACAACATAGTTACCCAAACTTTAAAATAATCAGAATCGGAATATATCCAATGTTTTAATATGCCGCGGTGTATTGGGATACTGTCTTGCATTTCACCACCTCATTTTTATTTACTCAACCAATGATTACACCCGGGATCTTTATCTTGAACACTCATAGCAACAACCTCGCCATCTTTTTTGCCTTTTAGATAGCAAATTACTTTCTTGACTGCTCTATATGTTTCTGAATCTGGATGTACGCAATTGCCGCATTTGCGGTCTTGAAGTTTTGTGAAGGCCATTATAAAATCCCCCTTTCTGATATCTCACCCAAATACTGCTGCATAGTGCAATAAATATTTACACCGCTATGTACAGGGCTAACGAAATCAGTAGTCACGCCATATTTGCTTTCAATGCGTTTAATCCACTTTAAAAATTTAACAGGACTATAATTTGTCATATATTTTTTAGTTATCACATCAAACAATGAAGCGTTTTCAATCATCAAAGATAATTTTGCGCTGCCGCTTCTGATTAGTTCTCTTTCAAGCCTTGCACCATCATCTTTAGTAAGATTGCCAACCAGTTCATCCAAATTTGCTTTACGTTCAATCGCTATTTTTTTATCAAAATAAACGTCTTGTATAATACCCAATACAGGGAATCTAGGAACGTAAAAGCTAAAATCCGCATAATCCAATTTCATGGACTCATATCTAATATTTTCGCGATCAAAATAATTAGTGATGTGGTTTACTTTTTTCTCTCTTGTGTCGATTAAAATAACTAGGCTATCAGTTATTTTTTTAATTTCAGAGGGTGAATAAATTCTTTTTACTAACATCTTTGATTACCGATAGTAGACCAATGTACAATATGCTTTAGTTTTTTTTTAGAAATGCAATAATCACAAGTATTACATGGTATGGGCTTTTCTAATCCGCTTTTCACTGCCAATATCCTTGGCATATTGATTTCAACTTCTCTTAGTTTTTCAGTAAAAACATTAACGTCTTCCTGTACGTTAGGGTTAAACAGGCTTATTATCTCTTTATCTACTGGTGTCTCTTTGGATACTGCAAGCATGACTGCTTCTTTCCATGATTCACGCCCACGGGCCAGTCTTTCAATCTCAGCATATACAGCAGCATTTCGGATATAATTCCATTTTTGTATAAAGTTAACTTGTTCGTTCTTATCTGTAATTTCGTTGTAAATCCAAGATAATTCTTTGATGCTTCGAGTAGTTTTAATTTCTACCCATTTCTTTTCATCATCACGATCAAGCATTATCTTCCATGGGGTGCCAAACATTTCAGCGGTCAAAATAACTTCTGATTCCCCTTGTGATAGAACAAACATTGAAAAAGAATCTTGCTTAATTGCATCAATCATTTTTTGTCCTATTTCATATTTGGCGTACATTTTACCGTTTTTTTGATAAAGAGTATCTTTATTAAGTTCCTTAAATTCTTCAAGTTTGTTATCGTTCCAGGCATGTACATAAGAGCCGATCAAAAAGGCATCCTTATTACTATCCTCACACTCGCCTGACAACATAGCCATTGCTTTAGAATCGCATTCAATAAAGCTGCTGTATTGGGAGTTTGACATATATGCCAAACTCGCTTCCCGGCTAAAGTAATTTTCAGATGTTAATATCATGATTTTGCACCTTCTTTAAGTGCTTCTTGTCTTAAATATTCTTGAAATTCATCTTCAGTAGGTGAATCAACCTGTACTTTTTCAATGTCGATAGTGTTATTATCTGCATAATCAAATTCTGGTTCGCCACTGACATTCTCTCTAACCACTGCCTGATCTGCTAGTACGGCAGTCTGCATATCAATGCTCATAATTCCCCATTTACTAATCAATAACTTAAGTACTGTTTTAAGGGCCATCGCATCAAAATCCGTAGTCCATTTGCTTTTATTTCTCACAAAATCTTTACTACTTTTATAAGTTTGGCTATATTTTTTGGCGTGTTTTTCGACTTCTTCATAAGTCATATATAAATATTTTTCAAAACCGTTAACCATTTTTAAATAAGCACAATAGCCAATGATTTTATCTGATGCTTTCTTGTCGTAATCAAAAACAATCTGACCAGTAACGCGATTTCTAGATACTAATTCACCTTCATATACCTCTGCGCAGTTTAAAGCTTCATACTGTGCCGTTCTCATAGCTAACTGTACATATCCCTTATACATCATCTGGAAAGTTGCATCTTTGCCGTATGGGACAATTGCCGCGAATCCTAAATTAGGATTAATTGGTAGATCTAATGTTGCTGCAATACTAGCTGCCGAAAGAATTGTTTTAGCATCGCATTGCTGCAATTGTTGATTGCCGTTAGTAATAGTCATTATTGACGACATAAACCCTGCCGATTTCTTACCTAACATATCTTCAAATCGTTTCTTTACACTCACATTAGCCAGTAAACTTTGTAAAGCTGGTATCGTTGCTAAATCAGCCATTATCTTTCACCCCTAGTTTCTATTTTTAAATCTCCATCAGTAACTAATGTCACAAAAAATTGGCATTCACTATCTTCTTCAATTTGGGTTAAAAATTCTTTACGAACAGTTTCATCTAGACATTCAAGTTTATCAATACAAATTAATTTCAAAGGATTATTTTTAGCGTAAACCCTTGCAATATCAAGACATACACGCACTTGCTTACTAGTAGAAAGATTTTTAATAGGCAGCCCGTTCAACGTGATAAGATTATCCGAATTAATACCAATCCCATCAAAAGGCAATTCAATAGTTTTTAATAATTCAGCAGGTTTTTCACGGCAATATTGGACAAAATTATCGTATTCTTGCGCTATCAATTCATTGTTTTCTAGCCGTTTCATGATCCCTTGTAACTCTTTGGCTAGTCCTAAATGTTGTTTCATCGTCTCAACGTGTTTACAATTAAATTCCATTGGTTCTGTGTAAATTGCAGGTTTTTCACTTAAATATTTTTCAGCTTTAGTCTTGGTATCTTGTTTTTCGTCAACTTCTCTTTTTTTATCATTATTGATTGCTTCCAATTTAGCAGCGTTTTCCCGGTCAATGGCATCTTCTTTTCCAACAAGACCCATTGAGTCAATATTTTTAAGTTCGGTTTGTTTGGCGGTCTTGTTATTATTTAAAACCTCAATATTTTTTTCAATACTTCTAATCTGTTCCTGGCATGACTCAATGTTTGCATCAATATCGGATATTTCAGCCTGAATAATACCTTTTTCGCTTTCAATATCCTTGCGAACTTTCGACATTTTAAATTCTTTAAATTCCTGCAATTCTTTTTCTTTCAGCAAATATTTATTGTTAATTTGTTCAATTATTGACTCATGATCATCAATGATTTTTTGGGCTTTATCACGGTAAACATTAACTTTTTCAGCAGCCCTTAATTCATCATATAATTTGCTTAGTTCAATATTCTCCCAATCTGCTATTTGATAGTTATCAGGCAGGCGTTTTGCCACTGCTACTGATTCATTACTAGTGGCCTTAACCGCACTATTAGCTTCACGTCTTGCATCGTACCAATACTTTTCCAAGTCCTTAATGATCTGTAGGCCATGTTTGCTATAATCAACTGGCGGAACAATACCGAATTTTTCTTTTGCTTCTTCTTCTGTATAAGATATAGGCATAAGTCCAAGCAAAATATCCGTCTGTTCAGTATCTTTTTTAGTCATTAAATCAACCGGATTAAAGGCAAATACATCAGCCTTTTTCTTGCCTTTTTGACCGAACAAATTCTTAAGATAAGATTCAGGTGCTTTTTCTGGTATTCCACCAACCGTAACTTTTGAATTACTTGATTCTACGCCTGATTCATCACAGCTTATCGTTCTTTCGACTTTCATCCCATCATCAGTATCTAACTCTATGTAAGCCTTATCTGATCCGCTACGTACAAATTTAGCCCTACGTTCAGAGTTATATAAAACTTTTTCAATCGTTTCCAAAATAGAAGTTTTCCCGCGCTCATTTCCACCACTAATAACTGTTATTTGACCAGGGTTAAAGGCCAATTCTTCTATCCCAAGACAGTTTTTAATTACCAATCTTTTTATTTTTGACATTTAATACAACCCCTTTACCGAAATTATAATTACCTCGCCCTTACCAACTAACGGTTCCTTTTGCCCTGGTGCGGATACTACCCAAACACCACTAGCCCGTTCGTTGACCACGACATTGATGTCGGTATCAAACGGCTCTCTGCTCCGTAATTCCTCAACCAAATCCCTAGTGCAAATATCGCTTAACTCACACATAATATCTCCCCTTTCCCTTAAATACTTTTGATTTATGACTCACAACCTCGCCCATATTCCACTTAGGATCATTGGCTACCCATTTACCATTTACCATGCGCCAGCCGTCTTTACGGTATGTTTTAGGCTTGTCTGCAAGTTTGCATACGATGGGTTTTAATTCAGACATCACTTACACCTCCGCATCTCATAATTTAAAATGTCTTGAAACGATTCAAGTGGGGTTTTAGTACATTCAACCCTTGCAGGTGCTACGTTGATTGATTTAAGATTGTTTTTTAGCGATTGCGCTGTTTGAATTTTGTTGATCATGATTTTGCACCTAGTAATTCGGGAACGGAATAAACATTACCGATAACAACACCATACTTAGCAGTCACTTTTAAATTTTTACATTTTGAACTAATTACAGAATGATTACTTTTTACAACTTCGCATCCCCAAGAATCTTCCATCCATATTACTTTTTTATAAGTTGTATCAAATTTTCCTGTTGCCAATCTCCCAAAATCAGAAAATAATTCTCCTGTTATGTCTAAGATGTCGCCCTCAAAAATCTCCACACCGTTCTTATCTTTAAGACCTGTGAATTGCATTAATGGTCCATCGTGATTAACCCATTCTTTCCGTTCTTTATCCCACACAATAGCGCATGGACCGTCTTTATATTTACTGGCTAATACTCGATCAAACCATTCTTTTGTTGTTGGACAATACGCCCTAAATTTAATTTCTCTGCCCATTTTGGCTACCTCCCAATTTATTTAGTCCACTTCAATAAAGTCCCCGTCTTTCAGCATATAGAAAGTATCAGTCTTGATGATTTCGCCATCAATCTGCACGCTCTTGACGCACACTGGTATAGTTCTATTTATTTCTTTATCATATTTCCATTCGGCAAGCGTGATCCATGAGCCAATAACACCTTTAATTTTATTGTCATATCCAATTCCAGCCCCTACGGAATATCTGCCGTTTACTTCTAGTTTGGCAGAGTCCCCGGATGATGCTAGTTTGGCATAGTACCCGGATGATGCTAGTTTGGCATAGTCCCCGGATGATGCTAGTTTGGCATAGTACCCGGATG